CAGTCGGCCTGGGAAGCCAGAGCATAGCCTGCCGAGAAAGCGTGCTCGGCCACGAAAGCCCAGACGGGCTTTGTGCCCCGGGTTGCCCGAATGCGATCGGCGAGGTCAAAGACACCCGCCACTTCACCGCCAAAGCTGTCGATTTCCAATGCAAGACCGCGGACGCTCGGATCACTTGCCGCTGCCTCGATCTGCGCCGCGATCCCCTCATAGCTGGTCTGGCCCGAGGATTGGCCAATCCAGGATCCGCGATGGATCAGCACACCCGAAATCTCGATCACGGCGATCCCATCGACGATCGGGTAGGGGGCGTCGCCATGGTGCTGCAGGCGTTGAGTGAGGTTTCCACCTAAGATGCTGGCGCGTGCAGGAAGAACAGTTTTGCCCTCTGGTGTGTCGACGCCATCAGCCAGTTCGACCTGCCGTCCCAGGATGCGCGGCCCAAGCCCCGACAGGAACGCCATGGCCTTGGACGGTTCGACCAGCAGCGGCGTATTGAAGGCTCGCGCGGCAATTCGTGCGTGGAGCATCAGGGTTTGTCCTCATCAGCGCGCGGGAGATCTTCCGCGTCATCGGCTTCATCCTCGGTCTCTGGTTGGTCTCCCTCGGCCAGTACGGCCTGGACGCCTTGCGCGGGCGAGCCAGGCCGGCGGAAGTCGAGGCCCAGCGCCCGCTCGCGGTCCCGCTCTGCCGCAATCTCGCGATCGACCTGTTCCGCGTCATAGCCCCGCTCGGCGATGGCCTGAGTGCGGGATTTCAGCCCCGCCTCGATCTGCGCGATTTCGGCATTCGCATCTTTGAGCGGATCGACCCAGTCCCATTTCGTGGGCAGCCAGTCTGCGGCGAGCATGCGCGGGCGCTCCGCTTCATAGCTTGGCAGGAGCAGCGCGCCAGACAGCACGGCCAAATCCAACCAGCGCGCATAGACTGGGCGGCAGAGTTGATAGACCATCACCGAATGCTGCCAGGCCGAGACCCGGCGGCGGAATTCGATCAGCGCAAGGCGCGAGTTTGAGAAGTTCCCCTTCACCATGTCGTTGGCGAGATAGGGGTAGGGGATGCCCAGCGCTGCCGAGATCTGCAGCAGCGTCCTGTACTGGAAGGGCTCATAGGTTGCCCCGCTATCGGCAGGTTGGCCCACAGTTACATCCTCGCCCGGATCCAGCCGCACGATCTGGCCGGGGCTGATCTCCACGCTTGCGGGCATCTCCTCGTCGTCCAATGGTGCCAGCGGGTTTTCCGGGGCAGGGGAGGTAACGAACATCGCATACATCGCCGCGACCTTTTTTCGGTCGAGTTCGGCATCGTCATATTGATCGAGCAGGAAGAGCTTCACGATCGCCGGGGCGAGTTTCGACACACCGCGCAGTTGTCCGCCCTCGACTGGGTCAATGACGTGGATTACCTCCGAGGCGGGTACCCGGACCATTTCTCCAGACAGTCCAGGATCGGTGCTGTCGCCCGGATGGCGACGGAAGAAGTGATAGGCGACGCGCCGTCCGATACGGTCGAACTCAATCCCCTGTCGGATGACATTTCCATTCCGCGCCACCCCGGTCTCATGCAGCGGTAACATTTCCGAGGGCAGCATCTGCAGTTGGAGCGGCACCGTCAGCCCATCCTCCACCCGCCGCGGCCTGATCCGGACAAAGACCTCACCTGCCAGGAACACCTCGCGCGCCGCGCGGCGCTGCAATCCGTAGAAATCTGTCAGCCCCTCGGCATCGGCCTCATCGGTCCAAGCGAGCCACAGCCGCTGCAACTCTTCCTTGCGTGCAGCATCGGCCAGTTTCGAGATCGGCTTTATTCCATCGCCCACGGTATTGGCGGCCCAGCTTTCGACGGCATTCACGGCATAGCCGTTGTTGCGCACGAGCCACCGGGCGCGTGCGGTGATGTCAGGCCCGGATGCCGCGATTAACGCGTTGACATGGGCCCGTGTCGCCTGGAAACCGCGCAGCCGTCGGTGGTGCTGTCCCGCATCGAAGCCCCCGATGAAGGCGCCAAGTCGCTGCCGCCAGTTCATCAGAGGTCTTTCACAGCAAAGGGGCGGAGCACGCGCCCAGCGCCGCGTTCGAGTTTGGCGATACGCCGTTCGACGTCGCCTATGGCTGCGGCGAGCTCGATATCGGTGCCGTAATTCACGGTCTTGCCGTCATAACTGACAGAGCGCGTGCCACTGTAGCGCGCGGACAGCAGCGTGCTGTGGCGAAGCTTCAACTCGTCGAGGGTCATTGGTCATTCCATGTATTTTGGCGTGCTGATCTTCCAGCCGCGCCGCCGGGGCGATGCGATCCGCCCCGCATGCGGTTCTGTGGATTTCTCGGGCTCGGCAGTTTGCGAGATGACAGTCGTCTCCACGCCCGCCTGTTTCTCCAGCTGACGCCACATCCGCTCGTCGAAGCGATCGGCCCCGAGGATCCACGCGGCGGCCCGCGCATAGACCCGTGTGTCCAGTGCTTCGTTCCTCTCGCGCATCTTCTGCCATTCCTGGCGCGCATAGCCGCGCCGGTCGCGGATGGTGACCAGCTGTTCGGCCACCAGCTGCTTGAGCCATTCGCTGTCTGCCCAATCGGGCAGGTGGATCGTGCCCGCCGGTATCGGCGCCTCTGGCTCGGATGGCCGCTCTATCCGCAGATACCGATAAGTCTCAGCCTTGAAGGTGGCGGTAGCTACGGTCCAGAGCCGGGCCCCGCGCTTGAGCTTCCGACCATTCACCGTGGCATCAACAAAGGTCGGCCCCGACACTGGGGTCGCCCGGTTGAACCCCTCCAAGCCTTTGACGGGTGCCACCTGCGCAATGCCCTGCGCCCGCGCCCAAGCGTAGACGGCAGAGGTCTCATATCCGGTGTCGATCGCCAGCTTGGCCAGTGGCATAACGGCGCCGTTTTCATGCGCCCAGGTCTGCCCGAGCAGTGCAGTCAGCCCCTGCCAGCAGGCGGGATCTCCAGGTCCGCCCGGAATGACGATGTGATCGACCAGCCAGCTCTCCAGACCTCGACCCCAGGCCCAGACATCGACCTCGATCCGGTCCTTTTGGACGTCCGCCCCTGCGGTCAGGAACAACCCACCCATGGGAACCTGCGCCGGGAACGTTTCTCGCCGATCCGCCAGCCGCTGCCATTCCGGCGCGTCGCCACTTTCAACCCAGGTCTCGCCGAGAAGCGTGTTCCGCGCCGCGCGCAGCATTTCGTCCGAGCCCTGCGCTGCCAGCCAGTCCCGGGCGATCTGTTCCCAGCTTTTCCAGCCGATCGGGGAATAGAGGGCCGAGAGGTGGAAGCCGATCGCGTTCGGATCAGCGCTGGTCGCCGTCGCACGCCATTCGCCGCGTGCCAGCATGTCCGTCTTGTGGTGCTCCGCGATAGGGCGCTCGCAGCTTTTGCAGGCGTAGGCCGCTGTTTCCGGCTTTCCCTTGGTCCAGCGCAGCCTCTCGAACTGCAACCATTGCCTTTGACCGCAATGCGGGCAGGGCACGAAATACCGCCGCTGGTCGCTGGCCTCGAACTCGCGCTCGATACGGCTCAGCCCCCGGATCGTCGGGGTCGAGACCATGAACACCTTGCGCCGATGCGCGAAGGTTGTGGTGCGCGCCTCTGCCAGCGTGACTGGGTCGCCCTCCTCGTCGGCTGAGGCCGGATAAGCGTCGACCTCATCCAGAAACACATAGCGCGCAGGCATCGATCGCAGGCCGGTGGCCGAATTGGCCCCAGTCAGGACCAGAATGCCGCCAGGGAACTCCTTCGACAGCATCGAATTGCCCGCATCGCGCGACCGCGCGGGCTGCACGCGTTCTTTCAGCGCCGGGCTGTCCTCGATCAGCGGATCAATCCGCCCGCGCGAGGTGCGCTTGGCCATCTCGACCGTGGGCAGCACCGCCAGCATGGGGCCGGGCGCGTGATGGATCACGAAGCCGATCCAGTTATTCCCTGCCTCCGTGGCCCCAACCTGCGCGGCCTTCATGAACGAAATCCGCTGTGCTGGATGCCGAGGCGACAGCGCATCCATGATCTCGCGCAGATAGGGGGCACGCGCCGTGCGATACCGCCCCGGTTCTGCTGCCGCGCGCGACGACAGCCAGCGATGCGCATCCGCCCATTCTGACACAGTCAGATCAGCATCAGGCCGCATACCCCGGCGCCACGCGCGCAAGATGTCCTGTGCACCGTCAAACCCGAGATCGAGGCCTTCGGTCAGATCGTGGTCATCTTCCCCTTCCCTGTCATGCAAGCGAGACCCGGAGGTCTGCGAGCGCGTCGAGCTGCTCTCGGACATGAGTTTCCAGCACCCTTTGCAGGATCGCAGTCTCGATCGTCACGGGTTTGCCCGATGTCTTCTCCAACTCTGCGGATAACTGCGCGGCCATGAGAGCTGCCACGCGGGTGGGCCAGGTGACCCA